GGAATGGCGATAGTTGGGCGGCCGTCCTGAACACCAACTTTAGCGCCAATAACTTTGGCGGCAAGGTTCATAAGTGACCGTTGCGCGTCCAAGTTGTTTGGGCCAAGAGTGATGCAGCGCACGGGAAACAACATCTTTACGATGTTGAAGTTAAACGCCTCGAATGTTGGCGCGTCAATAAATACACACGGCGGCACAAGGTTGCGCGGGTCGTTGACCACTTGAAGCCCGCTAACGGCGCTAAGCGTTGCTACTAGGTCGTCTAGAGCCTCGTTAAAGAGGTCTGTAAAGGTCACTGGCATGCGCTAGGCCACTTGCGGTCTGTCAATGCCAAGCAGTTGTTTAATGACGCCTGAGAGGCCTGTAACGGTTACCGCGCCGCCGTCGCCAAAACTGGCGAACGAGTCAATGCTGCCGCGCTGGCGGTACAACATGCCGCCGTACTGAATGGTGCCGAGCGTTACGTCACCACTTGGGCTAGTTGCCAATGCGTCAATGTAACCAGCCTCTTGCCGACGACGGAAACAGAACGCATTTGCAGCTGCCGCGCATTGTGTCAAGAATGTGGTGTCGGCGACCGTCGCGGTGCCTATGCCCAACCAGTCCTCAATTTGTGTAGCTGTAATCCATTGACAGGTAGGCGCAAAAGTTAGCGTGCCGGTTGCTGGGCCGCGCTCGACGTCCGCCGCGGTTAAAGCGAACAAGACTTGGTTTTGTATCGGCAAGTCGTAGTTAAAAAGTAGGTCGCCGTACTCGTCCACGCCCAAGTAATAGAACTGCGGGCAAGCATAGACAGTGCGCGTACCGTTGAATGTTGCGTCAACGGCCGCGACTGTGATGCTGTCGCCGGGCTGTACCAGCGCGTTAGTGAGCAGTTGCAAAACGCCGTAATTATCAACGATTTGCTTATGCGTGATTGAGTAAACCGCCATGGCGGATAACCGCCTTTCGGGTTAGACGAACTTGACGAACTTGGTTGCGTCTGCCATGAAACTGGCGGCGTAACCACGGAAAGCGATAGTGCGGCCAAGCGTGCTTGGCACGTCTACCGAAATAGCGCCTTTCATCTGCTCGTAGAACTCGAAGCCTGCGGCTGGGCCTGCTGCGTGTCCCATGAATGAACCGGGCGCGTTTTTGTCAACTACCAACACAAGGCCAAGCGGGTTGCCGTTCCAAGTGTTTGCTGCGGCTGTACCGGCGGCGTTTTGGCCGCTCAAGTTTGCTGCACCAGCGTATGGGAAAAGCGGACGGCCTGAGTCGTCTACAGCGCTTGAAAGAGCCGCCCAACTGGCTGGCGTAACGACCATGTGGGTTGGCAAGTAGTTAGAGCTTGCTGAGATTTGGCGGGCGCCTTCATAAATTGCGATTACCCAGTCGGCGCCTACTGCTGTGTCTGTTACTGCGCTGGTCTGTGTGATTGCTGCATGGCAAGTGTCTACCGCGTAGTTATCGGTTGCTTGACCGTAGGCGATTGCCAACTGCTCAAGAATGATGTTGATTGAAGCGGGGTCTGACCAGTCAAGGTCTTGTTCCGAAACGGTTACGTAAGTTCCGAAAGTGAGTTTGCTTACGTCGTTGTTGGCAACGGTTACGGTTGATGGGTCGAGCGTGTTGAGCTGGCCAGTTGGTTGCTGCGTTACGACAGGTCGCACCGTAATTTTTGGGCGACGGAACGTTGCCCCAGCGGTGGGCATTGCTTTTGTACCAATAGCGGTGACAAACGGGCGAATGGGGTTAAGCGAGTCGTACACGCTGCCGGTGATGACCTCGGGCAAGATACCGGGTGTATCGGCAGTGGTGATGTCTGGCGCAGCTGCTTTAATGCGTGCGTTCATTTCAGCAAACGTGCTGCTGCCTGCTGCCATTGCTGCAATGTATTCGCTAGGTGATGGCAACTTAAATTGTGGTTTTGCAGTTGCCCACAAAGGCGCTGTAGGTGTTGATGCTTCTACTGCTGGTGCTTGGTTTTCCATGACGGGTGACTCCTCTGGGGTTTCTGTTGTTTCTTCTTCGGTTTCGTTCTCGTCGGTGTCGGGTTCCGTCTCTACTGATGTTATATCAGACTGTGCAGCAATTTGGTGGATTTTCGCATCGGCAAACGCGCCTTCGGAAACCATGCTTAACTCTGACCAGATAGCGGCGGTGACGTGCATAACGCCGTCTACCATTGTCCACTCTGTCGGGGTTGCGCCAACGCTTACCGAGTCAAGCACGCCGTCTTGGGCAAGTGTTAAAGCCTCGTCGCCTGCGTTAGTGGCTGAGATACGCGCGGCAAACATTACGCCTTCGGGTGTTTCTACGCGCTCGGTAACAATGCCAATGGGTTTTGTCGAGTCGTGGTACTGCATGAGTTTTGGCGCTGGGCCGTCAACTGGCAAACTGCCCGGCATGAAAAGTACTTCTTGCCCGGTACTGGTACGTGCGGCCACGTTATATGGCGCGGCTAAACCGTAAATAGTGCGCTTAGGCGTAGCGCCTTTAGCGGCCTCGACAGTAAAAGAGCTGGGAGTAAACCTAATCATTTGCATACCTCGGGGTTTCTATTGTTGTTTCTGTTTCTACTTCCGAGTCGCCTAGGTAGGACTCGCTTAGGTATTCTTCTACGTCAAACTTAACGTAAGTGCCGTGGGGCAATACGTTGTCACTAGACAATGTTTCGCTGATGCAGTCAATAAAAGCCTTGGCGCCAAATAGGTAAAGGTCAGCGCGAGCGCCAGCCGACGTGGTGTATTGGTAACTGCCTTGGTCAATGCCGGCAAGGTAGTTGGGGATATTGGCGGCGCGGCAGAGTTCGCGGGCTTGGAAGTCGCGGGACTCGACAAGAAGCATTTTGTCTGGGGTCGCTGTCGTGGCCTCGTATGTCAAGTACTCGTTTAGCGCTGCCGTTTGGTTTGTCATGCGCGCAGCGTTAAATGCTGCTGCCATGTCGGCTAGCTCTTGACCGCTTAAAGGTTCGCCGCCAACTTGGCGCAATACGCCCGCAGGAATAGCGCTTTCGGCATTGCGTCGTGCGCTGGCCTCTAGCCGTAAAGCAGTGGTGATTGCTTCGCTCGACGTGTAAAGCAAACCTTGGACGGGGCTAAGAAACTGAATAAGGTTTTCGGACTCAATGGGCAAACCCGAAAAGTAAACTTGGTTAGACGGCCCAAACCATACGGGGCCGGCTTGGTCTTGGGTGGTGACCATTGCAGCTGGTAGGCGCTCAAATGATGCGGGGTAACCGTCGGCGGTACGGCTTTTGATGTACCAAAATGCGCGGCCGTAGAAGAAAAGGTCGTCAAATGTCCACGACAGAATAAAGTTGTTTGTGACGCTTGGGTCTATACGAGCGAGCCATGCGCGGGGGGCTAATGAGACTGGTTCCATCTCGTCGCCGTTCCAAATGTCTCGGAACATCTCAAGTTTTAGACAACCAATAACGCTGGCCATAAGGTCACGAGCGCGGCTAATGGTCGGGACGCGCATAGCAATTTGGCGCATTTCGCCATTGGTATACGCATAGAAATTGTTTATTTGGGACGCGCCAGCATTACCGCCAGTGCCATAGCCCACGGCGGCTTTTATCTCTGGGTCTTGTGAAGTGCCTACCGCGGCAACTTTGTTACGTCCAAATAAAGCCATGTGGATATCTTGCCATTTCCTATGTGGGTAAATGTGGATAACCGACCAAATCCCGACGAAATGGCCGGTTGTCCACAATTCAGTGTACTACCTGCTGATAACAAGTAAAGGCTTGCCGGCAGAACTTGGGCGCGACTCTAAAGCGGCGGCCCATACCATGCACCGGGCCAACTCAATAGGCCCCGGACTGCGGGTAGAGCTAAGAGCCACACTGCCTTGGTGTTTAATCATGACGGCGCGCTCGACGTGTTCGGCTAATAGTTTTTCGCCAGTCTGGCCTATGCGGTTTTCTATGATTAGTGACCGGACGGCAAGAGTCCATTTCAAGAGCTCACGGTAGCCAACAATAGTGCGGCGGCGCTCATGCTTGGGCGGGCAATGGGTTTCCAAGACTGGCGTTATAGCGATACGCAGCTGCGGGTTACGTTCTACTTCGCGCTCAACACACGCCCACATTTCGGCCATGTTGTCTACGTCAAAAGCGGTAGTTATTACTGTCTTGTTTTCTACGCGCACGGCACGCACCCCCACGTAGCGATTTTCGTCTATGGACTGCTCGACGGCTAACACGCCCCCCGATGGGACTTCGCCGGTGTATAAACACGCTTCCCATAACCCGTTTTCTAACCAGCCCGAATGTGAACTAGTCCACAAGTTGACCGAGCCGCGCAAAAACGCGTTGCGGTTTGGGGCCTTGGCTTCAGCTTCAATAACTGACATGTCGAGCGTGTAACCAAGCGCGGGGTTTGCGTAAACCCAAGCCTCTGGGGTCATCGGGTCAATGTTGCTAGGCGGGCTGTATTCGGCAAAGTACAACGGGCCGTGTTGGCGCGCGTCAATGGCTCTTATGCCTTGCTCTCGCCAGCGTAATAAGGCTTTACTTTCCGGCGTACCCGCTGTACTAAACATAGCCATTAAAGGATTTTTGCGGGCGCGCTGGGACGGTAAAAGTCCTTCATCTATGGCGGCCTCGCTGACACTCCATACCTCGTCAACACAAATAAGGTCGGCGCTGTAACCGTGGCCGGCTTGTGGGGTAGCAGCTCTGACTAGCCATGTGCTGCCGTCTGGCATCTCTAGGTTCATGCGGCCGTATGACCAAGAAATCTTGGCATTGAACTTGGCCCCAAGAATGGGCGCAAGGTACTTGAACAGCGCAGTAGATAAGTCGAGTTGGTGACTGCATGTAATGACGGTTTGGGGTTTGCCGCGCCCAAAACCTTGGGTTGCCAACCAGCTGCCAACCAAGGCCGCCATGGCTGTCGTCTTGCCGGCTTGACGCGCTACGGAACATAAACCAACACGGTTAACAAAGTTGCCGGCATCGTTCAATTCGGTCATGCCGTGCAATATCCGTGTTTGCCAAGGCTGCAAAGTGACGCCTAACACCTTCTCTGAGAAATCCCCAATTACCGCAGCGTGAGATAGTCCACCACTTTTAGTGATGGTTTCTAGTCGGGGCTGAGCGTTGCCAGTGACCGCCAGTTCGGACGACACCGCCAAAAATAGAGGATTTAGGACTTGC